ATCTGAAGTTTGTGCAAATATTCCCAAAGGCTTATCTGTGCCATTGCCGTATAAATAATTATGTTCTAATGTAGCAGATAATTTATATGATATTCTCTGCTGTACCAAACCCTGAATATCTATATTGCTCTGCTTTATTAATCTCTTACTAATTTTTACTAATTTAGTTAATTGATTTGCTTTCATTTCTCTTTTGCCGAAAGACATGCTAGTATCTTCTTTAACCTCTGCTATTTCTGCTGTCCAATCAAGAGCATTTAAGTCGCTGTCTAAAGTTGGTATTCCTATGCTAGCATATCCGTTCATAGCAGGAATTATATTCGCTCTTTTTCTTATTTGTACTGCATCATCAAGATCTTTTATAATTTGTTTTACAAGATACTGAGGGGCGATAGTATATCCGCCTCCCCCAGCTACTCCTGCTTGAAGTGTTTCTCGTATCTCTTTATAATTGCCTGTTCTAAACCATATATCTACTTTAGATCTTAATTCAGATTCATTATCATCAGCAGATGCATTATCTAAATTATCAGCTATATTTCTTTTATTCATAGAAGAATTAGTTTGAAGTGATAGAAGCCTATCGCATCTTTCTATCTCTTTATTTCTATTTTCTACAACCTGCATTAAAGTATCTATATCATTATCCAATTTTGATATATCATCTTTTTTAATTTCTCTCTCTTCTATACTCATAGAAGAATATGCATTTCTTTTCTGCATAAGTTCATCAATGCTTGTTAAAGATAAATTATTTTCATTTTTTAGTTTTTCTATTAAAGCTCTTAATTCTTCTGGTGTCATAATTTTATACTCCTTATTATTGTTATCACTCCAACCGCTGTAAATTAGATTGTTTATTGCTTTGTGAACTTTGCAATAAACAATCTGCGGCTGTCGTTCTTATTATTTATTTTTTATTTTTAGATATTTTATTTTTTGTTCATATTCTTTATTTCTATAATCAAAATCATCATTTACTATAGGCATAGGTTTAGCAGGCGGTTTCGGAATATATTCATACTCATTTTTATTTCTAACATTAGTTTGAGGATATGCTGGAAATGTTACTAATGATATTTCATGCAAAGTGATTTCTTCTACTTCACGTATAGGCATTCCATATTCTTTTAATGTTTCTTTATCATCAATCCAATTATCTCTCATTACTTTGAATCCGAAAGACATCTGCTTTATATCGCCTCTATCCACGCTTTCTTTCAAATCTCTTGCCCAAGTAGTATTTGGCAGAGAAACTTCAAAATACAATCCTTTTTCATCTTCTCTTAAAATTAATGTGCCAGAACTTTTTCTGCCTAGAACATATCTTGTGTCATGTCCCCATAAACATACCTGATCATTTTCTAATAATGATTTAGTGAAAGCACCTCTGTTTATACGCTCCCTAAATAAATCTCCATAGAGAGGTTCACTTAAAGAATTATATACAATAGCATAGCCTCTTAATTTAAGAGGTTCTTCTTCTGTGCTTTTTTGAATATCAATATCTATACTTCTAATTTCATTATTGCTATATTCGCGACTGTGTCCACCTTCGGTGCCGCTTCTAATCTCTAGACATAATAAATTATGCCTAGAGCGTCGGCTCATTTTATTATTCTTCACTGGCATTTTTATTTTCCTCTTCTAATTTTTTATTTTCATCATTATTATTTATATTAAAGTTTTGATTGTCTTCAGTTTTTTTAGTTTCTTCACCGACGCTTTGCCGAGTAGGCACCTTTTGGTGCGTGCCTTCGGCATAAACACTTTTTATTGGTCTTATTTGCTGACTGCAGAAATAGTCATCTCCGTATTCATCTTCTACTTCGTTAAGGTTTTCCAGTATCCGCCATTCATTTCTAGTTAGAACACCATTATTTAATTTGATTTGCTTGCTGTCTTGTAAGAGTATCGCCTCTCAAAAGTCCGTCTAAATTAAACTCTATATTATATTTTTTTCTTTCTAATTCGCTTAATAAATATCCGTTTAATGCTTTTTCTATACGAACGCACCACGGCCTTATGGTGTGCGTTACAAACTCTATACTTTGATGTTCTATATTATTATTTGTACTTCTGCTTAAATCGCCGATTAGATGAGGAGGTACACGGAACACTCGGCATATTTCTTCTACCGAAAATCTTCTGCTTTCTAAAAATTGAGCATCTGACAAGTTCATTGTTATAGGGTCTATTTTCATTCCTTCTTCAAGGACAACGATGCCTTTTTCCCAAGCTTCTCTGAAACTTTCTTTGAGATTTTGTTTAGCTTCTTTGCTTAATTGATTTGGATGTGTAATTATTGGAACTTTTTTAACACCATTAGAAAAGAAATCTAATGCGAAATTATCCTGATAAAGTCCTGTAGTTATTTGCTTACGCATCATAGCTATCGGACTGTATCCTATTACTCCGTTCCATCCAAGCCCTGCTATATGCATAACTTGTAATGGAGATAAAGTGATTATTTTTCCGTCATCATAATATTCAAACATTTTATTTCCGTTTGAATCTCTATATACTTTAATTTTATTAGAATCTATTAAATAAAGTTCTGTTACTCTATTAAAATTGTCTCTTACTACTTCTACAAAACCATTGCCCTGCAAAAGTATTTGAGTTATTAGGCTTTCTATAAATGATACTGATGTGCATTCTTCATTAGGTGAGTCATGTAATAATCTATATAAACAATGGTTTTTAGCTTTTATTTTATTATTCCCATTTATTTTATATACAAAAAGAGGCAAAGTCGCTATTGTTTCAGCTATAACTCTCACGCATGCAAATACTGTCGAGAATGTTAAAGCTGTATTAGGATTGACTGCTGATAAAGTTTTATCATTTTGAATAGACAAAAGATTACTGCTGTCAATCGCCCAAGGCGGACAGGTGTCATGACTAAAATCAGGAAACAGCCACTTTTTTATATAATTCCTTATATTTTTTATAATAGGCATATATATATAAAAAAATATAAGGAAATATAAGTTTTATATTATTATTTTATTACAAGAACTTGAAGCCCCGCTGTGCATATATTTATTCTTACTTGCCATAATATTTTTATACACTGTATTTTTTACAGTTTTTTATTATTGATTTTTTATCTTTTTAAGATAGAATATAATATATGTCGATATGTATATGTAGAGGATAAAAATCTGATGTTATATAAAGATTTTGAAGAGAAAAAAAATAATATTATTGCCAAAAGAAATAAAATATGGATTAAAAATAAAATATTTCCTAAATGGATAAATCCAGAAGAAATAGATTTGGAGCAATTTTTTACAAAAGAAGATACTGCTGAATATTGCTACAATAATCTATTATCTTTTTTAGACAAAGAAAAAATAGATATATCAAATTATACTTTTGTTGAGCCTTCAGCTGGTAATGGAGCTTTCTTTAACTTATTAGATTCAAAAAATAAAATAGGATTAGATTTAATGCCTTTATCTGATGGTATATTGGAACAAGATTTTTTATTATGGTCGCCTGATGATTTAAATAAAAAGTATATATTTATAGGAAATCCCCCATTTGGTTACAGGGCTTGGCTTGCTTTGGCTTTTATGAACTCAGCAGCACAATATGCTGATTATATAGGTTTTATATTGCCTATGTCTTTTCAAAGCGATGGTAAAGGTTCTCCAAAAAATAGAGTAAACAATATGAAGTTAGTACATTCTGAAATACTTCCAAATGATAGTTTTTATAGATTAGATAATAAAAAAATTACTGTAAATGCTTTATGGCAAATATGGAAAAAAGGGGATAGTGATTTAGAAGAAAAGAAGTCTTGTGATGATTGGGTAGATATATTTACTGTTGATACTAGAAAAGAAAGAACTTGCGGAATAGAAAAAATGAATAATGCTGATTTTTTTCTTCAAAGAACATATTATACACAGCAGCCTAAATTAGTAAAAGATTTTTCAGAAGTTAAATATGTATGCGGATATGGTATTATAATAAAAAAATCTAAAAGGAAAGTTGAAAATATATTAAACAGTATAAATTGGAATGATTACAGTAATTTGGCAACTCATAATTGCAGACATATAAGTATGTATCATATAGAAAAAGCCTTAATAGATAGGGGAATTGTTAATGCCTGATAGTATTTATAGTGAATTATTTTTACATATTTTAGAAAAATATCATAATCATTCTAAATGGGATAATGCCGAATTTAAAAAAATAAAAACGCTTTCTAATACAGGTGTAGGAAGTGTCGGTCAGGATTTTATTCATGAATTATGTAATAAATTAAATATAAATTCTAAACTTTCTAAAAAATCTACAGATGCAAGAGATAAAAATGCTTATGACATAGAAATAGAAAATATTGATTTCGAGATAAAAACTGCAACTGAAGATACAAATTTTAATTTTCAATTTAACCATATAAGATATCATAGAAAATATGAAGCTATAATTTGTTTAGGTGTTTCTCCAAATAATTTATATTTTAATATATGGTCTAAGTCTGATATTTTAACTGGTAATGCAGGTAATTTAGTTAGTATGGAAAAAGGAGCCAATGCTTCTTATAAACTTACAAAATCTAAAAAATCATTATATAAAATAAATGAATTTGAAAATATATTATTAAGTTTTATCAATAATTTCAAGAAATAATTTACAATAAAAACTTTCCTTACCAGACGGCGAAAAAGCTCCTGAATTATTTTTTTTCTACGCCACAGGCGTACATTCGTCTAGTTATAAAATATTATATTATTTATTATTAATGTAGATTTTTAACTAAAATATACTGTTAGGAGTATAAATGCCTGATAAAGCTAAAAAAGCCCCTGCCAACGCCAATAAGGCGGACTTCGTCGGCACACCTGCGGTGAATAAGCCGAAAAAAGCCGTTATAATACCAAATCCTGCTAAAAGCATGCCTATGGCACCAGAATATTTTAGTGGGTATTCTCTAAAAAAATGGGAGGAACTTGCTCCTATTTTTACTGAAAAAAATATGCTTGGAGATGCTGATTTATCAGCATTTGAACTTTTATGCCTGCATTACGGTGATGCTATGGATCTTTATGAAGCTATGATTAATGAAGGCGGTTCTATAGCAGGTTATTTGGCAGGTAAAAACTCTCAAACTATGGGAGAATATTTAGCATATCATAAAGCTATAACAGCATATACTAAAATGCTTACTGAGTTCGGTTTAACTCCTGCTTCTAAAAAGAAAGTTCCTGCACCTGACACTATAGAAGATGAGGATACACTTTCTAAAATGCTTAATGAATAAATTAATAAAAAGTTTTGAGCTTCTGTAAACTTTAGTTTACAGAAATATATAAGCGAAAAACTTTTTATATATAAATAAAGAGGATGATCCGCTTGAAAAAATGATAAATGGTTAAATATATAAGGAATGAAAACCTGCCAGATTTATATAACGTATAAATCTAATCATAGGCAGGTTTGCCGAGTAGGCACCTATTCGGTGAATGATAGTAATAATATGTATACCTATGAAGAATATATTAATAAGGTTATAAATAAAGAACTGCCTGTATGCCAAGCTGCTTTTTTATCTGTAAAAAGGCATTTGGACGATATAGAAAAATCAAAAAATAATGATTATCCTTTTTATTTTGATGATAACGAAGCTAAACGTCCTATTATGTTTATACAATCTTTAGTACATACAAAAGGAGAATGGGCAAATCATAATATTATATTAGAATCTTGGGAACAATTTATAATAGCAAGCATATTTGGATGGAGGAGAAAGGAAAATAAACTCAGACGTTACAAAAAAGCATACGTTCAAGTGAGCAGGAAAAATGGAAAAACTACTTTTGCATCTGGCATTGGTAATTATTGTTTTTTCTGCGACAGTCCTGCAGAGGCTGGAGTAGAAATATATTATATAGCTACTAAAAAAGATCAAGCGAAAATCGCGTGGAGTGAAAGCGAAAGGCAGATAAGAAAAGCAAAAGCTCTTAATAAAGAAGCTATTACATATAAACAAACTTCTACAATAACAAAGAAAAAAGATACTGCCTCAAAATCAAAACCGCTAGGACAGGACAGCAATACTGAAGACGGATTAAATCCGCATTTAGTTATAGTAGATGAATATCATGCACATCCTGATAATGAATTATTAAATGTTCTTGAGTCAGGTATGGGAGCTAGAAGGCAGCCTCTTATATTTATAATTACAACCGCTGGATTTGATAAATCTTCAGTATGTTTTTCTGAATATGAATATGCAAAGCAAGTATTACAAGGTTCATTAAATAATGATGAATATTTTACCATAATATATGAGCCTGATGATATAAATGATATTTGGGTATTTATGTCCGAATATAAAGAAAAACTAACAAAAAAAGAAGATGTTTCAAAACAGGAAGAATTAATAAATAAAATTATTTTTCAAGCTAATCCTAATATAAATGTTTCTGTAAAAGATAGTTACCTAAAATCTAGGCTTTTGGAAGGACTGGATAAACCTATTCAGCGAACTGATATACTTACAAAAAACTTGAACGTATGGACACAGGCAAGCGAGGTTTGGATATCTTCTGACAGATGGCTTAAATCTTATTCACACCAAAATATAAATATAAATGAATTAAAAGGCAGGAAAGCATGCATCGGTTTGGATTTAGCAACGACAAGAGATATAGCCGCTTACGTTTTATGTTTTGATTACGTTGATAATGGTCCTTATATACTTTTGCCTCGCTTCTTTATGCCTAAAGAGAATATAAGACAGCGTTCTAAAGAAGACAGAGTACCTTATGAATTATGGGCTTCGCAAGGTTTAATTACTTTAACAAGCGGTGATATAATAGATTTTGATGTTATAGAATCTTCAATATTGCAAGATGCCAAAGACTTTGAAATTATAGAAATAGCTTATGACCCTTGGAAAGCTATTGAAATAGTTACTCATTTGAAAAATGAAGGCTTCAAGATGACTGAGATAAGACAATCTTTTGCAGTCGGAGGTTTATCTGAAGGTACTTCTTTATTTGAAAAAACTATAGATGAACGTAAACTTTTACATGGTAATAATGCCGTTCTTAATTGGATGATAAGCTGCTGCGAAACAAAAACAGACGGCAGGGATAATTATCTTCCTACTAAACCTGACAGAAGAAGATCATATAAAAGAATTGATGGCGTTGTAGCTTCTATTATGGCTCTTCATAGAGTGATTAAAAATCATTTTGAAGATACAAAAAGTATTTATGAAAGTGAAGGTGTATTTAGTTTATAATATATTTTTATGAAAAACTATTGACAAAAATCAATAGTTATGATATAATATGTTTATCCTAATTAAAGGAGTTTCTTATGGAAGCCTTAGAGTTTCTAACAGCGATGTTATATTTAGTTGCCGCTATTATAACATTAATTAATAATCAGAAATAAGATTATTAGCTGTTAAAAACGCGGTTGGGGTTGCTAAAACTCCAGCCGTGGCTTCTATAAGTAATATTATAATCAAAAATAAAGGAGCTGTCAAGATGAATATAGAAAATTTAAATACTTGGCTTGAACTTTTAAGAAGCCTGCTTTTTTTAATCGTTGTAATTCAAATGTTGGGCAAAAATAAAAGAGAGGATAAAAAACAATGAGTACTGCTGTATTTATACTAAATATTATTACTTGTGTTCTTCTAATTACTGTAATTGTTTTGAATATTGTTAAAAAATGAGGGTAAAAATATGCCTAAAGGCGGATACAGAGAAGGTTCAGGAAGAAAAAAAATTACAGAAAATAGGCTTGATATAAAATTATATATGCGGGTAAGCGAAGAAGAACAATTATTAATAAAAGAAAAAGCAAATAAAAATAATATCAGTGTTGCTGAATATATAAGACAAGCTGTATTAGAAAAAATAGAAAGCACAAAATAAAAATACAAGCCGATGTCATAATGTTTTTATGGTATCGGCTTTTTATAAATCATAATTGTTTTTGAAATAATCTAATATAAAATTAATAAGTTTTTCAGTATCATAATTTTTTATGCTGCAGTCTTCATCTAATTTATATAAATCGGATAATATTTTTATTAAAGTATCTTTACTTTGAAGAATTAAATAATTATTGAGCTGCTTAATTGATTTAAACACAGTTTTTGAAGTACATACTTTAAACATATATATTTTTAACTTTTTTTCAATAATCTTGTAAATGGAAGTTCAAAATCTTTGTTATTTAATATTTCTTCGACTGTTAATATTTGTACTTTAGGATATTCTGTATTAAACATATTATATTGCAATTTAAAATAACCTGCTTTTCTTGCTTCATTTAACATATCTTGCGTAGGTTTAGCATAACAAATAAAGCCTGCCATATCTGCTTTGTTATTTTCCATAGTGCCTATTAAATCTCTAATCATACTGACTGTTACAGTTTTGCTGCTTTTTACAGAAATAATCATTTTTCCTAATGTTTTTTTATCATCTTTATAGAAATATATAGAACCGTCAATACCGCCGTCTCCGCTTTTTTTAGTAGATGCAAAACCTTTTACTCTTTCTATAGCCCAATACTGAAATTGATAACGACCTTCATTTCGGCTAGTATCTTCTTTATGTATTAATTCTCTTACCTGCTCCATAGTTACAGGTATTCCGTCTACAATATAATCAATACCTTTTCTTAATGTAGCAGTTCCATATTCATCTATTAACCTTTTTTCTACTAAAGATGTGGATAACATACAAATATCTATACCAATCCATTTCCTTTTAATACCATGTGCAGCAATTAATGTTGTCCCGCATCCGCAAAAAGGATCCATTACAATGTCGCCGTCATCTGTACACATTTTAATAATTCTTTCTAATAAAGGAATAGGTTTTTGTGTTGGATATCCCAATTTTTCTTTAGATTTATATAATCTATTAATATCAATCCATAAATTATATAATGGGTGTCCTTTATCATCTTCTGGTCTTAATTTTCTAAAAGGTCTTCCATTAGAAGACCAACCCAAATTTCCTGCATTATCTAATGCAATTAATTTGTCTTTAGTCATTCTCCACCCGCTTGAATATTTATTTCTATATCCTTTATATTCATAACATAAATTAGGTCTATCACCCATTGAAGGACTGCATTCTATTGGACCTTGATAATATCTTCCAATATCATCAATTTGATGATATTTTTCTTTTATTTCTTCTTCGGTTAATGGTATCTTGATATTAGATAAATCAAATTTATAACTGTCTGTTTTTGAATACCAAAATATATGATCGGTGCAAATACCTAATTTCTTTTCTTTAAATTGAGATCCTTTTGGGTTTTTGGTTCTTTGCCATATTATCTCATTTCTGAAATTTTTATGTCCGAATATGCCGTCTAAAATTATTTTTATATAATGGCTTGCAGTTTGATCACAGTGCAGAAATAATGAACCTGTATCTTTTAATTTATAACGCATCACTCTTAATCTTCTTGCCATAAAGACTAAGTAGGCTAATATTTTAGGATTTTGATATTTTAATGCTTTTACCCAAGCATTCCAAAAATCTGCAAAATCTTTATTATCATCTTCTGTTTCAAGTTCATTTGCAAATTCCTGAACCTCATCAAGTTTATCTTCTGTAAGTTCCCAAGCATCGCAGAATGCTATAGCTCCTTCTGGTACTGGCTGACCTGTATTAGTTGTATATATCATATTATAATTTCTATTAGAATTAAAAGGAGGGTCTAAATATATTAAATCTATGGAATTGTTAGGGATTTTTTCATTCATTACATCAAGATTATCGCCGTAAAAAAGCTTATTTACATAATTATTTTTCTGGTCTGGTCTGGTCTGGTCTGGTCTGGTCTGGTCTGGTCTGGTCTGGTCTGGTCTGCAGGCATAAAATAATCCCCTTATATTTTATTATATAATAATAAAGTTTCAAACAAATTTCAATTATATAATAATATACTGTTTTTTATTTTATTATTTAATGATACGATAAAGTTAATTTTATAACTGTTTTGTTACAATGGTAAAAAATACTAAAGCAGATCCTTTCAATTATTCTAATACCACGTTTGGAGGTTTCGTGCAGGCTTGTGTTGCAAAAGCCAAAAAAGAATACGAAGAAAAAGGCAGCGAAATACAGAAATTAAATAAAAGAGTATTAGAATTAGAAAATAAAATTAAAGAATTAGAAAAATGACATTGATACCCCCTAATAAAAAAATTATCGCCATGTATAAAAGACTCCCCACTCGTTGCACCGATTGAAAGCCTGTAGAGATTTTACCCACCCCCACCAAGCAAATATAAATCAGTTATAATTTGCATAAGAAAAAAATTAAAATAAATTATTATTTTTTGTAGAAAAATTGTTGACATTTTTTCATCAAATGATATAATATAATTAATCCTAATGAAAAAGGAGGAACCGCATGGACGAAGTGATTACTTTGGTTACTAAGGTTATAGAGCTTACGACGGCAATTATAACTTTAGTTGTGGTTATAAAGCAGATTAAATAATCTAATTTATAACTAACCAAAGCGGTTGGGTGGTAACACTCAACCGTCACTTCCCATACGGTTATTATATAATATATATATGGAGTGTCAAGTATGAACCTTCAAATTATTAATACAATTTTAAGTATAATAACAATTATATGTTTGGTAATTATTATAGTAAAATTAAATAATAGGAATAAATAATGGAAGTAAAAAAGAAAGATAATAGAGGCGGAGCTAGACCAAATACAGGTGGTGCTCGTGAAGGTGCTGGCAGAAAAAAGAAAGATGATAAGGATAAAAAGTCTAGTTATAGAGTATCATTCAGATTAAATGAAGAAGAAAATAAAATGCTTGAAGAAGCAGCAAAAAAAGAAGGAATGAGCATAGGACAATATGCTAGAAAATGTGCTTTGGAAAAATTAAATTTTAAATAAAGAAGTATTATATGTCTAATAGAGAAGTTACATTAAAAGTATATTCTGCAGAATTATTAGGATCTCTATCTCATAATGCAGAATTAAAATATGATTTCTTATGAAGAAATAGAGTCAAAAGAAAATAAAAAAAATAATGTAGAAGGCTTTATTATAAATAGATATTATTTCTGTATAAATAACACTAATATAGTATTGGGCTTTAGACATAATATAGATGTATTTGAAACTTATATAAATTTCTTGATATCTCAAAATTGCAGATATAAAAAAGAATATAGAATGAATAGTGTAATAAAAGATTTAGCAAATAAAAAAGAAGAAGATTTTATAAAAAAAATTATTTTTTTATTAAATTACTATTGACTTTTTGATTAAATGCGTATATAATATGTATATATTCAACGAAAGGAGGATATAGATATGGAAGCTATAACTTTCATAACTGCAGTGATATACTTGTTAGCCGCAATTATATCATTAGTTAATAGCATAAGAAAATAAGCTATTAATAAGCAGTAGAAAGCGGTTGGGGCTCCGACAAGCTCCAGCCGTAGCTTCCATATAACTATTATTATATATATATATAATAATAAGTCAATATAAATCAAGGAATAAGTTATGAAAAAAAAAGTAACAGAAAATAGAGGCGGTAAAAGAGAGGGTGCTGGAAGACCTGTCAGAGATATTAACAAAGGTAAAATGAATAGACATAATATAACTATGCATGATGATATATGGGAAAGCATAGTAGAAAAGGCTACCGAACTTAATTTATCAGCTAGTCAGTATATAGCTATGATACATAAAGAATATATGAATAAGTAAAGCCACTGCGTGAGCCTTTGCGGCAGTAGAATTAGTGTTGCGATAATTTATATTATCGCAACACTATATAACACTGTATTATTTTACATTAAGATATTGATTTTTTTATAAAACAGTATATTGTTTAAATAGTTTTATTTTAATAAGCTAATTAATAAATTAAAAAAGAAGTTATTTTATATGATTTATAGAAGGAAGATTATACTATCTTTATTAGAAGAATTTGGAAATAAATTAAATAAAACGGATTTTCAAAAATTTTTGTTTTTAATATCTCAAGAACAATTACAAAATACTAGGAAATCCTATTATCATTTTATACCATATAAATATGGATGTTTTTCAATACAATCTTATTCAGATATAGAGTTTTTAAAAAAGAATAATATAGTTAGAGACGATACATTTATTAGTAAAACAGATGATATTTTATATGCTAAACAACTAAAAAGAGAAGATATGGATATAATAAGAAAAATCTATAAGATTCATGGAAATAAAGATACTAATGAATTATTATCATTTATATATAAAAATTATCCTTTTTATTCTTTAAATAGTGAAATAATAGATAGATATTTATCTCAAAAAGAGATATCTAATTTAAAAAATACTATTTTTAGTAAAAATAATTATATGTTATTTACAATTGGTTATGAAGGGATAACATTAGAAGAATATATAAATAAACTAATTAAAAATAATATAAAACTAGTTATTGATGTTAGAAAAAATGCTGTTAGTATGAAATATGGTTTTTCAAAATATACACTGAAAAAATGGTTAAATAATATTAATATAGAATATGAACATATACCAGAATTGGGAATAGAATCTGAAAAAAGAGAGGAATTAAAAAATCAAAAAGACTATGATGAGCTTTTTAATGATTACAAAAATACAACATTAATAAACAATTTTAAACATGTAGTATATATATTTAATAAATTTTTAAAACATAAGAGGATAGCATTGACATGTTTTGAAGCTTTACCAATCCAATGTCACAGAAGTATTGTAAGGGATGCTATAACTAATTTAGATAGTTGGAATATATTGGAGTATGGAGTAAAAGACCTTTGAGAAAAAAAGTATTTATTACAGTAAAAACTTATCCAACAATATCATATAGTTATGGAGAACTAGTTTGTACTGCTGGATTTACAGAAGATGGAAACTTTATAAGGGTATATCCTATACCATTTAGAAAATTAGAAAATGAATTAAAATATATAAAATATCAGTGGGTTGAAATGGATATAGAAAAAAATAAATCTGATTTCAGATCAGAGAGTTATCATTTATTGAATATTGAAACTATAACTATGTTGGATAAGGTTACAACAAATAATAATTGGAAAGAAAGAAAAGAAATTATATTTAAAAAAAATAGCAATCTATATAGGGATTTAAAACTTTTAATAGACTGTTCTAGGAAAAAAGGAAATGAATGTGTATCTTTAGCTATATTTAAACCTACAGAAATAATAGATTTTTTAATTGAAGAAGAAAAAGAAAAAGAATGGGATAAAAATAAAATAGATGCTATATATAGTCAATATAATTTATTTAGCCATGATAGTTTTTTTACATTGGTAGATAAATTACCGTATAGATTTTATTATAAATTTAAAGACATTAATGGACTTGAAAGTAAACTTTATATTGAAGATTGGGAAATAGGGGCATTATTTTGGAATTGTTTAAAATCTCATAATGATGAAAAAATAGCTTGTGATTTAGTAAAAAATAAATATTTAGATATAGCAAAAAATAAGGATATATATTTATTTTTAGGTACTACTAAAGAATTTCATTATAAATCTAAAAATCCATTTATTATAATAGGAGTTTTCTATCCTAACAAAGAAGAACAATATTTTTTAGATTTATAATAAAGTATTACGATAACAGTAATTATCGCAACAGTTTATTTACTATATTCTAAAATAAGTTTTTTTATATACTTACGTACGCTCATATTATTTTCTTTAGCTAATCTTTTTAGCAGTTTATATTCTTCATATTTGAATCTGCAAACTATTAATCTTTTTTTCATTATTCTACCTCCAAACTTTTTAAGTATATTCCTGTTATAGCTATACTGCTATGATTTAATGCTTGTCTAATAAGTTCTATGTCTTTGGTTTGTTTGTATAGAGTAACAGCAAAATAATGCCTTATATCATGTATAGAGTAAGCAGCTTTTATTTTGCCTTTTTCATATAAACGCTTTGAACTCCTATAAAAAATGTTTCTTATCACTTCAGAACTTTTATTTTTGAAAGGATTATTAAAAGAGAGATTATTCTGTTTCGCTCTGCGGGCTTTAGCCAATAATTTAATAACTTTGTCAGTAACTTTCCAGCTTATTTCCTTGCCTTTTGAATATGAATAATATTTGAACGAACGTTCCCCTGTGGGGTTATTTCTTATTTCTAGTTTAGGTAAAGCACCAACACGCACACCGCATTCCATTATAAAAATGATGGCCACTTTTATAAGCGGATCTGATATATCTTTAATTATTAATTCAATTTCTTTTTTAGTTGGTACTTCTAAACGTTTTTTATTTTTAACAGGCGGACGAGTTTTTGTCCCTCGAAAAGGATTTTTCATAAATGGATATCTTCTTTCTAAAAATGAAAAGAAAGAAGAACAGGAAGAAACTAGTGCACGTACACTTAAATTAGAAAGCTCACTAGAATTGACTTCTGTTATAAAATCATCAGCTTCTCTTGCTTTAATAAATAAAATATTTTTATTATTCATTTTACAGTATTCCTCTAGTTTATTAAGTCCGTTTTTATACTGTCTTTTTGTATGATTGCTTTTTGTTTTTGAACATTGCTTAAAAAAGTTTTCTTTCTCTGTTTCATAATCTATCTGTTTAATAAGCTGCTCTTCTTTCATATAGTCAAGTATATTTAAGTAGTTAGCTTGCTTTACTAAAATCGCAGCCTGCTCTTTGCCGTAGGCACACCTTTGGTGAGTTATTATATTATTATTTTGTAATATTAATTTATTATTGTTTTTATAAGCCATGTTTATACCTTTCCATAAATTAAAGACAAAAGCCTTTATCTATAGAAAAGAATATAAACTTTTATAACTTCTAATTTAATTTTACTACTATATCACAAAGCAAAGCAGCAATATTTGATAAACCATCATTTTATAACCTTATTCAATATATTTTCTACTGCCTGCATATAAAACTCTAAACAATGATTGCAGTCTAATCTTTCATTATTGATAGTTACAAACAGTTCATTTTTCTTTCTTACTTTTTTATAACTAACCTTAATATTTTTATATTGATATTTTAGTACACCTAAAATATCATTCATTCTTCTAAACTCATCATTTACATCATTATAATTAATGACAGCTTTAATCATCTTTTATATCTCTTTTACTAAATCAAATAATGATATTAGAATATTATAATATTTATTATATTCATCTTTAGTTTCACATTCTATTGCAGTAGGCAATCCGCTGTCTAAAGTAAATATTTTTATAGTCTTTTTATTTTCATCAAAATAAATGTTTGATATACAGTTTATATTAATTAAATATTTTTGAATAAAAACACCTTTAATCATAAAATTACTCCTCATCTTCAAAATCAATAGTTATTGGAATACCTATATGTTTTGATAAATTTACCAGACATTCTATACATATTGATGCATCTTTTTCTTTCTCTTTTTCCATGCCGTCTTTATCTATGTATATTATATTGATTTTTCCATGAATTATTTCATCATTAACATCTTTATTACAAATATCGCAAATCATTTTATACCTCATTTACTCCTCATCAGCAAAAAGCATTTTATTGCCTTCGCTATCCACTTTATCGCCGTCTGCATCAAAGTCCCATTTATTAATATGATTTTCATCTGCTGTTAATGGATCTTCTTCACACTCCTCATCTATTCTATAATTTGAATCATCTTCACCGAAAGATATTATTCCATTATCATCTTCTAATGTTTCTTCAAAAGATTTATTTTCTCTTTTATTAATTTCTTTTTGTATATCTTCTTTATAATTATCAAGCATTGTTACTTTTTCTAATTCTTTCAATTCTTCAAGAGTGAGTTCTGATAACCTTCTTCCTTGTGTTATTTTATTTTCAAGTTCACGGCTACGATTAAACTTTCTACCTTGTAAAATATGTTTTGCCGTTTCTGAATATTTACATATAGAAGCTAATTCACTTTCTAATAAAGATATTTTTTCTAATTCTTCATCAGAAAGCTGTGTCATATCTCTTCCATTTTTGATAGTTTCTATTTTCTTATTAAGTTCATGCTCTTTTATATTTTCTATTATTGTGTTTGATTTTTCTACATTTTTAGTATTGTTACTGCTTTTCTTTTTTGATTTAGTCATACTTAAATCAAAAATACCTCTTCTATTTAATTCTTTTTTTATATAATCTTTATACCCTTGCTCTAACTCCTCATTATTATACAACTCAATTAATCTATCATCTGGATATAAATTAAAATATACACCTTTACTAGGTCCATCCAGAGGATTTCTTGAATAGTCTTGGGAATAAGATTTGTTATCTAAACGTTTTTGAATTTCTTCTTCTATGTATTTTTCATCAAGAAGTGTAGTTTCTTTTAATTTATCCAAATCCTCCATTGTGAATGTTTCAAGCATTTTATTTAAAATAGGTTGTGCTGTTTCAGTATATTTATCCATAGATAACTTTTCTTTCATAACAACAATCTCTTTTTCCATTAATGCTATGTATTCTAATTCATAATAAGTAAGTTCTGATAAATCTCTTCTTTTTTTTATTTTTTCTATACTATCAAGTAAACTATCAATATTTTCCCTATAAATTTTTTCCCTAATAGAGTTAACATCTAAATTATTTATATTACTATTTTTTGATATAAATCTTTGTATAGCATTCATTACAGTGTTAGCTTCTGCTTTATCATCAGACATAAAAGTTATGCCAAAACGGCCTTTATCTTCTATAAAGTTTACTTCTCTCATTGTTACTATGTTCGCCTAGCTATAGCTACCTACTTGGTCGCTTTCTAATTCCCAAGCCTGTAAACAGGATCGGCAGCTCGGCTCACTCCTCCTTTTTAGTTTCTAATTCTGTTTTCAATATTACTGCCTCTTTTATAATATCCACAAAACCATCAGCAGGTACATTTTCTTGATTTGTTACAAAGCATATAAACTCAGTTAACAAATAAATAGCATCTTCGCTGCTAATATTTTTAGCATCAATAATAATACGTTCTTCTTTATTATCTCGTTCTATATGTATATATTGTTTTTGATTATCTATTTTCATATAATCATATCCTATTAATAATCTTTTTTCTTATTTCCGAAAGCTCCATCTTCTTTTGCTGTTTTTCTGGAATGGCATCTTTTGCATAAAGCCTGCAAGTTGCTCTCATCATAAAACAATAGATCATCTTCACTTTCTATTCTTTTTATATGGTCCACATGTTCAGCAAAGTTATGGCACTCAGGAAAGTTTTTACAAAGCGGATTTTTATTTAAAAAACTTTCTCTCAAAGCACGCCATTTTTTACTTTTGTATCTTTTATATGCTTTTTCATTACTTCGCATTATAAATACTCTTCACTTTTGAACATCTTATTTACAAGTTATCAACATTGTTGACAACTTATAAACATAGCATTATTCATTCCTAGCTATCTCATCTTCTATATCAATTAACACTGATTCTAAATCTTCATAGCTGTACGGAGGCTGTCCATTTATACATATTTTAAATTCTGCATTTTCTAAATCTATATAGCATTTACATAAATCATTATTGATTTCTAATTTGTTTTTTCTAATCTTCATAGAATCTTTTAATGCAGGATATTGTTCAGCTATTTGATTTAATATAACTTTTAAAATAACTATTTTTGTATTAATATAATGCTGATGTAATTCTTCTAAAAATGTCAT